GCGTTTTACTAATTAACTAACTTTTATTCACTAATTAAACTAAAATTAAAACTATGGAAAGTTCTAAGATTATGATGTTCCCTGAGATGGGAAGTAATAGTATTGATCCAAACCTGCTGATGGCTTTGAATAACAACGGTGGTTTTGGTGGTAATAACTGGATTTGGATTTTGTTCCTTTGGCTGATTTGGGGCTGGGGAGGCAATGGTAACTGGGGCGGAAACGGTTCTAATGGTTTCCTGTCTAACCAGATTGCTAATGACTCAGGTCGTGAGTTGCTGATGAACGCTATCCAAGGTAACGGTAACGCTATTCGTGATATAGCTACTATGTTGAACACTGAAGTTCAGACTGTTCAAAATGGTATATTCACGCTGAACAACGCTATTACTTCTGTAGGTACTCAGGTGGGCATGAGTGGTTTGCAAATCTAGAACGCTATCCAGAGTGGTAATGCATCAATTGCAAGTCAGATATGTCAGTGCTGCTGCGAGAACCGTTTGGCTATCGCTAATCAGACTAACACCTTGCAGTCACAGATGGCTGCTGCTCAAGCTGCCGATCAACTCGCAGTTTGTCAGTAGACCAACACGCTTAGCACATAGGCTGAGCGCAATACTCGTGACATTGTTGATGCTATTCAGAATCAGTCTGTTATGATCAACGATAAGTTCTGTGATCTCGAGAAGAGAGAGCTGCAGGACAAGATCAACTCATTGACTGCTGATAACGCTCTGTTACGTTCAAATGCAAACAACTCTGCACAGACCGCATTTATTAACGAGAAGTTCAATATTGTAAATGCTGAACTCGCTGCTATTAAGGCATCGCAGCCTAATACAATCCCTGTTCAGTGGCCAAATGTTGTAGCTGTAAATACTACTCCTTACGGAGGTCCGTTTGTTGGTTATAACAACGGTTGGGGTTCTAATAGCTTCTGGAATTGATTGAAAGGAGGTACTTATGTTTGGTACTACTAATTATCCATTCAATTTCTCTAATAGAAGAGGAATTCCTATGTTGGAGACTACATCTGTTACAGTGACAGATACTAATGTAGTACTTAATCTTCCGAATAGAGCGTTCAGATGGTTAAACGATAAAGGCGTAATCCTCCTTCGTTTGAATCAGCCTATTCCAGAAGGTACTACTGCAACACTACCGGTGTTATTCTCCTCAAATGATTTTACACAACCGCTGACGAATATTGGTGGCACTGCAATTACTGTTGCTTAGATAACTGGCACAGGAGTATACCTTATATATTATGATAAGGATGCTAATTTAATGCAGATGATGACCACTGCTATTCCTGCAGCATAATTACTAATATTTAACTTTATTGAATTATGATAGTTATTGAAATGCGCGAAGCTGCACAAGAGAAAGCTCTCGAACTCGTAGATGAATTGCACGAGTTGGGTCATGAAAAGAAAATGATCTTATGTGAGCTTGAAGATACATTATATGATTGTTTTGAAAGCTCAGACAAAGAGCATAAAGAAGAGGAGTCCGAAGAAGGAACAGACCTCGGCTTTAAGCGTCACTACGCTATGCGTAACTTTAACGATGAAGATAAAGATACAGAAAAGTATCATAGTTATCGTGGAAGAATGCGTATGCGTAGAAACAGAATGGGTAGATATGTATAATTTGTACACCTGGGGGTTACGGCCCCCGGGTATGTACAATAAATTATTAACAATATGTTTTCAGGATTAAGACAGGGTACAGCTCTTTATGTATTAGATAAGAGCAAAGAACCTAAAGTTATTACGGGCTATGTGGAACGTGTAAGTGTACCACACCCTATGTATCCTAACTACAACCCATCTGTGAGCTTTGGAGCAAACCTTCAAACAGTTGTAGATGTAACGGTTAAGTTGGGCGATGAAAGAAAAGAATTTGTTGGAGTACCGAGTACTGCTACAGTTCATTCTTATGGAGATTATATACTCAGTGAGTCTAAGGATAGCATGATTTAGGAAGTTACAACAATGCTAGAAAACAGTAAAAGTATAGTAGCTAATGTTGAACAACATAAATCAAACATATCAGCTTGTGAGAAGATACTTAAGGAGCTGAATCCAGTATACGCTAAAGAACAAGAAAGAGATGAGGCTATTGACAACATCTCTGGACGTATGGATCGTATAGAGGATATACTTGCTAGACTTGAGAACAAGTTGGGTATGTAATATGATCGCACAATATATACAGTTAGGAAATAAAGGCTGGAATGTGTTAGTATATTACGGTGTACACGAAGAAGACTTTATAGAAGTACAAGACGCCCTTAAACAACTAGGGTGTTCACACAGAGATGTACGTAGATCTTTAAAAGTATTAACTAAAGAGAATACTGGATTTACTTTTAGTAACTCTGAATACAAGATGAGTATAATCTGTATAGGTCCTTCGTCAGATATAAGTCAATTTGTAAACACAGCAATACATGAAGCTAAACACGTTCAGTCTCACATATGTTCATACTATGATATCCCAGAGAACAGCGAGGATGCCGCATATCTAATTGGGTATCTAGTACAGAGAATGTATAAAATGTTCTCTAAGATTATAAAATAGTATGTTTGATATAAAAGGTGATAAAATTTCTCTCAATACTGAGGATTTGGCTATACCTCCTTTTAAGGAGCATTATAATAAAGCAAAAGACAAGTCCTCAGCATTGAAGGAGATAGAATATGTAATATGGCTACACAAATGGAATACTCCATATGAAGCATACCCGTTAGAGACACGGGCATAGACAGTAGCCAAAGATATATTTGGAGACGAAAAATATATACCCACTGAAGATGTGAAGGAGCTAGCTAAGCGGTTCTTAGAGTTTCAAGAAACACCAGGAACTAGGCTACTATCAGCTTCACAAACTGCAGCAGAAGGACTTATTGCTGCTTTGAATGATTATTCACAAGGTAGCATGGATATTGATACAGCCATTAAGGTTACGCGTATATTAAAGGATGTAGGCAACATTGTTAAGTCATTAGATATAGCAATGAAACAAGCTAAGGCAGAACAAGTAGATGCAGGTAGAGTTAAAGGTGGTGGTATAATTGGAAGATACGAAATACCTAGGTAATTAAATATTTAAAACATGATAAATACTATATTTTATTTTACAGACTCACTTCCTTATGAGACCTATCAAACAAAGATTGATAAGGATAGTGATGATGGTATAGCTTCTAAAACCATTGTGTTTGCCAAACAGCAAGGTAAGATATACAACAATGGTTTTTCATATGGTATCACTCAATCTGAAATACAACAACTTATAAATGCTAGTGTTGCTACAAGTCAAGGTAAACTTGAAAACGATGACGCTGTAATAAGAGAGGCTCTTACAACTTTGTCTGGTGATTTAAGTGGTGCTAAAGGAAGAATTAGTACTGCAGAACAAGCAATAACGACACTGCAAAACACTCTATCTACAACACAAGGTAATCTTTCAAACTATGTTACTTTAGATACTGATCAAGAATTGACAGGAGAAAAGTTGTTTAGAGGAGCAAACTAGTTTACATTTAACAATTTGTCTAAAGACGGAGTTCTTGTACAAAGTGGAACAAATAGTGTAAATGTAAAATAGTCTAGAATAACATCCCAGCAGATTACTACTCCAAAGATTGTTGTAACTGGGCAGCCATCAGATAATGTACTTCTTGCAGGTGGTTCTTCTTTAAGTCTTTCAGAACAAGGTTACGCTAGTGGAAGTGCTGTTCAAGATGGATTTGAGGATGTTTATGAGTAGCTCGACGATAAGCTTTCTTTATCTACTGGTGGTACTGTAGATGGCGATATTACAGCGGATAGTTTTATAAAGACTGGTTCATCTAATAACTACGTATTACTAGGTGGTGGTGGTCATAAACTACTTAGCGAAATTACTCCAGCTAGTCCTGGTACTACAGTGGTACACGAAGATTATGATGATACAGAACTTAGAGGTCTTATCGCAAATCTAGATAATGCTATAGATAGTGTAAGTGCAACTGCAGATGATACAGCGGGAGACCTTTCAGATTTACTTACGAATTTAGACAACAGTATTAAAACAAAAGTAGAAAGCTTGCTTGACGATGCTGCGTGGGTTCAAAACAATTTTCCAGCAGGTACAACAGGAAGCGCTTCTAATTTTGGGCAATCTGATGTAGAATCTTATTTGCAAACTATTGGCGTTTGGGAATAGAATGAAGCTCACACTGCGTCTACCACAAAATGGTCTGAACTAAGCCAATCTGTAGATGGAATTGCATCTAGAGTTACTTAGCTAGAAGGGGCTACTGCTACTGGTGGAAATGTAAACTACTCATTACTTTCTTCTAGTTTGTACGCATACATTCACGATCATTATGCAGATTCCGGTGTAGAATCAACGTGGGGTAAATTCGGACAGCTTACTACTGGGGATATCTAGATGATACAGTGGATGTCTTCTGGTATGAATGCCCAAGCTAGTGATTCTACTTCTGTGGCTAATCTGTTTGCAGCTGCTAAGGATTATCAGACAAATTAGTCTGCGATAGCCGATGCTAAAGCTCTTGTAACTAGAGACGGTAATGATAATCTTACTGCTACTTCTTACATGACCGCTATGGTAGATCAGGCTATTGGTGGCATTAGATCAGATGTTGGTGGTAACTATGCGAGCACTACTGTATTTAATAAGATTGATGATGACGAAGACATTTTATCAGCACTTGTGACCAAAGTAACTGGGGATGGTTCGTCGGTATCGAGTAGTGCGGATATATTGGCGAAGGTAAATAATATGAGTGCCGGTGTTGTCACAACTGCTACGCTAGATAATGCTACAGCTAGTCTTATTACAAATAATGCATCTAGTGGATTAAAAACAGCAGTAATGGGTAAAATAGACACTGCCATAAATACTGCAAAACTAGATCTTGTTGCCGCAAATGATTATAATGCCGCATCTATTGTCGCTATGGTAAATGCATCTAACGATTCTAGCATTAAACTTAGCGCAGATAAAATTACTCTTGACGGTCAAACAGTAGCAAGCAGCATTAGAGCTAATGACATTACACTTACTGGTCAAGTACAGGCAGATAATTTTTAGGCCGGAAGTGGGTCTGGCGTTAATATTAAAACTACAGGAAGTACAATTTCATTCTGTGACGGAGCTACAGAAAAAGCTAGATTTGTACTTGAAGGAAGCGGATTGTAGTTATATATAATGGATGAAAATGGAAACTGGAGAAAGATTAATTGGTCAAATTGGACTGATGTAAATGCTACATCGTATACTCCAGTAACGGTATATAAGATTGTAAATGGCTCGTTTGATCAAAGCGTTGTTTATTTTTAGAACGGAACTTGGTATACAGCTCCAAACACATCGTCTGGAACTCCAAGCGGTACTTTTTATATAAAAGTAAACCCTGCTTATTTAGAATCAGATTCTAGCGTATATTTTGATTACAGCACTCCTGTAATATACGCTCCGGTTCCATTAACAGTTTACGTAGACGGTTCAATTGATTCTACCGAAACGATTGCAATGCCTATATATGAATATGATATAGATGTTTATATAGAAGTTACGTTGAGTAATAGCGGTGTTGTAGAGACAAATAATAAAATTTATACGACTTCTAATTTCCCAGAACACGCATCTATCGAAAGAGACGGATATGGTGCAATACACAGTTCTCGCGTATATTATGGATCTACATTAAAATATATAATTCCTTCAAACGTAAGTACTAGCTCTATAGGATGGAAATATATAAATAATGATATGAAAACTGTAAATGGTACAACGGTTACAGTAACTGATAGCAGTCTTGTTGAAGCTGAATCTAATATAAATGGTGCAAATGTAGTTCAAACATAGAAGTATACATTTGAAGATTACGACGCATAATACTGAACCGTCTCTATAATATATAACATATGGTAGACTTTAATAAGAAAATATACAATTCTAATAAATTCAGATAGAGTGCTCTGTTCTTCTAGGAACATGGAGCCTATACACTTGCACCCAGAGGAACTACAGATTATAATACGTTCTGGGATAGGGAGACTGATAGATGTCTCAACGGCTATGTTGCTGAGGATGGAGATTCTATTACAGGCTACCATTATTTTTACTTAAATTATTGTCCTATTATGAAACTTGAGGAAGTTGAATATACAGACAGATACGGAAATAAACGTAAACGTAGAGAGCGTATATTCGGCTTCCCAAGATTCTGGGACAGTGATTATTATTACTTCAATGCAATAGAAGAAGCTGAAAATGAAGGAAAGCATATGGCGGTTCTTAAGTGTAGACAAAGAGGCTACTCGTTCAAAGGCGCCAGTATGCTAGTCAGAAACTACGAGCTCATCCCAGGAAGTAAAAACTTCGCTGTCGCAAGTGAACAAAAATTCCTTGTTGGAGATGGTATTCTCACCAAAGCTTGGCAAATCATGGACTTTATTGACAAGAACACGGATTGGTCGAAGCAACGTCTCACAAGTACGAGAATGGAGAGAGTCTCCGGATTCAAAGTAAAAGACGAACTCGGAAAAGAAACCGAACAAGGTTACCTGTCCGCTATTACAGGTATTACACTAAAAAACGATCCAGAACGTCTTCGTGGTACTCGTGGTAAACTAGTACTATTCGAAGAGGGAGGTAAATTCCCTAATCTGGAAACAGCATGGCGAGTTGAACAGCCTGCTGTAGAAACGGACGATGGGCATGCATTTGGTCTACTTATAGCATTCGGTACTGGTGGTACTGAAGGTGGTGCTTTTGATGGACTAAAGAATATGTTCTATCATCCGGATGCTTTTAATATACTAGGCTTCCCAAATATATGGGATGATGGCGCTGAGAATACTAAATGTGGATTCTTTGCTCCAGCATATTGGAACATGGAGGGTGATGACGAAAACGGTAACCCTAAATTCATGGATAAAGATGGTAACAGTTTAGTAGATAAAGCAATAGAAGAATTAATCAATCAAAGAAACAAAGTAAAGGACGGAGGAGCTACACAGCAATCTATAGATAGATTTATCTCTGAACGCCCTATTAAACCACAAGAAGCTTGCCTTGAATTAGGTAAGAATATATTTCCTAGAAAGCTATTAATGGATTAGCTAACCAGGATACGTACCAACACGAAGCTCAAGAATATGAAACATATAGTTGACTTAAGTTGGGATGGAAACGGCATGGTTAAGGCTACAGAGAAAAAATCAGGAGATATTACGGTATACCCATTAAAGAACGATGACAAACCAGAAGGATCAGTAGTCATATGGGAATACCCAGTCTCAGATCCCCCATTTGGATTATACATTGGCGGTTGCGACCCGTATGATCATGACGAGTCCTTCACTAACTCATTAGGATCGACGTTCATATTTAAACGCGTTAGAGCAGGAGAAGCTTGGAATGATGTGATCGTTGCAGAGTATACAGGACGACCTGCCACAGCAGAAGAGTATTATGAGAATGTACGTAAGTTACTTACATTTTATAATGCTAGGCTTCTGTTTGAGAATGAGAGAAAAGGTATATACCCATACTTTACTAATAAACATTGCGATTATTTATTGGCAGATTAGCCAGATAAAATTATTACGGAAGTCTTTAAAGACAGTAGAGTACAGCGCCGAAAAGGCTGTCACATGACAAAACAAATTAGGGCGTACGGAGAAGGATTAATCCTCGAATGGTTACTAGAAGAATATGAGCCAGGACACCCTAATGTAGAAAGAGTATACAGCGAACCTTTAATACAAGAGCTAATAGAGAATGACGGTATTAAAAACGTTGACCGTCTGATAGCTATGTGTATGGTTATGATATACAGAGAAGAACTATACCAAGTAAAGGCTGCCGCTGCAAAAGAATAGAATAAACAGGTTGAACTCTTCGAGCTACCATTGTTCAGTTAGAGATACTATGAAGATGAGTAGCCACAAGACGATACGCCTATATTTAGTTTCTAATATGGATAAATTAAAAATAGTAAAAGGAAACACTTTCGAAACTGTAATAGAAATAAAAGCCTACAAATACAACGGAGAGGAAATACCTGACTTTAGTTTATATGGTTGTACAGATATTGTAGTAAGTAGCCGCATCAATGGTGAAATTAGAAAAGTAGAATCATATTAGATATTAGATGCTCACAACATTCAGATTCGTTGGGAAGGCAAACAACTGAAAGTAGGAGGATATCAGTTAGAAGTTACTGGTAAGATAGGAAACGACGCTTGGAGATTTTATAGCAAGACTCCTATATTCTATATAGTTAACACCAACGAAGAAGCTAGTATTCCCGCCAACTCTATTATACGTGAAGATTGTTATTACGTAGACAAACAAAAACTTTATATCGTATGTCCAAAAGGAGACAAGGGTGATAAAGGTGAGCGCGGAAACACTGGAGCTAGAGGTCTTTAGGGTCCACAAGGTCCTAAAGGAGATACAGGTGCTCAAGGTCCATAGGGACCAAAAGGAGATACTGGAGAAACTGGTCCACAAGGTCCTCAAGGTATTTAGGGTCCACAAGGTGAACAAGGCCCAGCCGGTCCTAAAGGAGAACGTGGAGAGCGAGGTCCAAAAGGTGAAACTGGTGCAACAGGCCCTTAGGGCCCAGCAGGACCACAAGGCGCTGCATTTACTTATGCAGACTTTACACCGGACCAACTTGCAGCTTTAAAGGGAGAACCTGGAACAAATGGACAAGATGGTCGTGATGGTACGAATGGTACAAACGGAGTAGACGGACACGATGGCGTTTCTCCTACAATACAGATTAGTTCTATAACAGGAGGACATACGATCACCATTACAGATGTAAATGGTACAGATTCGTTTAACGTAATGGATGGCGTAAACGGTACTAATGGTACGAACGGTTAGGATGGCCGCGATGGAACAAACGGAACTAATGGCGCAGATGGTGTAACTCCTCACATTGATCCTACATCTAAACACTGGATGATTGGTAGTACAGATACTGGTGTTGTTGCTGAAGGACAAAACGGTACTAACGGAACCAATGGTACAAATGGAACGAACGGTACTGATGGTATTACTCCACATATAGATTCTACAACTGGAAACTGGTTTATAGGATCTACAGATACTGGAGTTCATGCGCAAGGTCCTGCAGGTCAGGACGGCAGTGTTGCAAATCAATTATAGGCAGACTGGAATTAGACAAACAGCTCATCTGCAGATTATATTAAAAATAAACCGACAATACCGACAGCTTAGGTTCAATCGGACTGGAATGAATCCGATAATACATCTAAAGCTTATATAGCAAATAAGCCGAGCTTATTCTCTGGATCATACAACGATTTGTCAAACAAACCTACTATTCCAGATGCCTAGATTCAATCAGATTGGAATCAATCAGATAGTACAGCCAAAGATTTTATAAAGAACAAGCCTACAATACCTACAGCTCAAGAAGTTCCCACAAAGCTTAGTGATTTGTAGAACGATAAAAACTTTTTAGAAAGTCCTAAATACGACTATGTTGAAATAGGAGGAATAAAATGGGCTACAATGAATATAGGAGCAAGCTCAGAAACAGATACAGGTTTATATTTCCAATGGGGTGATACAGATGGGTATTCTTCTAGTCAGGTTGGAAGCGGAAGCAAACAAAAATCTTTTAAATGGGCTGACTATAAATACGGAAACGGTACTAATTCACCAGGAGCTAGTGGAATGTCTAAGTACAATTCTAAAGATGGAAAAAAAACATTGGAAGATGCCGACGACGCTTCTAAAACAATTTTAAAAGGAAGTTGGAGACTTCCCACCCAAGGAGAATTTTAGACGTTGATAAGCTCGACAACTAGATCTTGGAAATCTAATTATAATAGTACTGGGGTCAAAGGAATGTTGTTGACATCTAAGGCGGATTCTAATATTAAACTATTTTTTCCAGTAGGAGGATTTGCATACGATAACGGTATAAATTCATCAAATAGCGACGGCTTTTATTTATCTAGCACACTTGCTTCTAGCAAAAACGAAGAAATTTCTTTATAGGTTAATAGTGGAAACTTTTTTACAGATGGATTTCTGCGTTGTAGAGGACATCTTATTAGAGCCGTTCTTGATGAAAATTCTTCTAATTTATTATCTAAAGTAGCTTAGACAGGATCTTATAACGATTTAACTAATACGCCTACCGTTCCATCTAAAACAAGCGATCTTACAAACGATAGTGGTTTTATAGACGGTATGGTTATATTATCGTATGGTAATTCTACTTGGAACGATTTCATTAATGCGTATACTAGTAATAAAATAGTATATTGTAGAGCAAGTAGTAATAGCAATCCTGCAACAGGTAGTCAAACAAGACTTGCGTTTATGGCGTATGTAAATGACGCAGATAATCCAACTGAAGTAGAGTTTCAATATTACAGAAGTGTATCATCACATTCGGCGTCTTAGCAAGGAGATTAGGTGTTTGTGTATAAGTTAGCAAGTAATGGTACATGGACAGTTACGACAAGAGAAGCTTCTGTAAAGATTGTCGCTGGAACAGGTTTAACAACTTCTTATAGTAACGGAACACTTACTATATCGTTAGCCTCATAAATAAGTTAACACAATGGTTAGAGTAGAAGATAATTTATATAACTCGAGTTTCCCTCAGCAGAAGCTACCTCTAAAAAAGAAAGATGAGAAGTGGTAGCACGACTGTGTAAATTATATTATAGGCGAGGGTAACGTTGTGTCCGGAGGAATGGACAGAACGCGTTTCGGAGAGATGCAGACCTATTATAACCTTTATAATTCTATATTTGATGAAAAAGACTTCAAGCGTATCACGAATCCGTTTAAAGTCGACGACGGATTCCCAGCTACCCCACAAGATTTCAATATAATTAGGCCTAAGGTAGACCTCCTTATAGGTGAAGAGACAAAGAGGCCGATGAACTTCAGGGTAGTTAGAACATCGCAAGAAGCAGCTTCAGAGTTGATGGACAAAGAGAAGGAATTGCTTATGCAATATATTATGGCAGCGATTACCTCTAAGATGAGTCCTGAAGAAGCACAACAGTTCTAGCAATAGTTATAGAGTGGAGAAGTTATGCCACCAGAAGCTATTGCTAAGTACATGTCAAAAGATTATAAAGACGTTGTAGAAAATACAGCATATCATACATTGGTTTATCTAAGAGAAAAGCTTAACTTAGATAATGAATTTATTAAGGGCTGGAAAGATGCTCTTATCGGCGGCGTTGAAGTATACTATGTTGGTGTATAGAACGACGAGCCGTACCTAGAAAGAGTAAATCCAATATTCTTTAGCTTTGAGCAGTCACCAGATTTAGAGTTTATAGAAGACGCTTCTTGGTGCTGCAGAAAGATGAGGCTGTCAGTAGCTGAGATATATGACAGATATTATGACAAGCTTGAAGAGAAGGATCTAAATAAGCTTAACGAAATGCTTACAGGTAGACCTTCTAACGATATGGGTGACAAGGATATAGTAGACAACTTTTCTGGTATTCAGATGCGTATATATGATAATCCTATATACGATCAGAAGAGCAGACACCAAATAAACGTATGGCATTGCTGTTGGAAATCATTTAAGAAGATTTTCTATGTTACTTATATGGATGAGTCTGGCACACCTCAAACAGAGATTGTAGACGAAACATATAAGAAGACAGGAATGGAGTTGGATGTAACTCCAGACTGGATAGTTGAAGTGTGGGAAGGATATAGAGCGGGCTCTGATTTATACTTTGGTATACAACCATTAGAATATCAGCATGTATCTATAGACAATCCTAACTCACAGAAACTTCCTTACTGTGGTTGTGTTTATAGTAATACTAATAGTAGACCACGATCACTCGTAAGTATCCTTAAGCCTCTGCAATATATGTACATTGTACTTTGGTATCGCCTTGAGCTAGCTATTGCTAGAGATAAGGGTAAGGTTGTAAACATGGATATTACACAGATACCTAAGTCTATGAACATTACCCCAGAAAGATGGATGCACTATCTATCTTCTGTAGGTGTAAACTTCATTAATCCTTACGAGGAGGGCTGGAATGTTCCTGGACGTGAAGGTGGCAAGCCAGCTACATTTAACCAGATAACCGCACTAGACCTTACGATGTCTAATGTTATTGCTGAATATATACAGCTGATGGATAAGATAGAACAGCTAGCAGGTACAATATCTGGTATTACAGAGCAGCGTCAAGGTGCTATATCACAACATGAACTTGTAGGCAACGTTGAACGCAGCGTAATCCAATCTTCGCATATCACAGAACCATTGTTCTGGGCTCACAATCAGTGTAAGCGTCATGCACTTAATATGCTACTGAATACAGCTAAGGGTGCTTGGGAACAGACCGGAAAGAAGAAGCTCAGTTATATCTTCGACAATGGTGAAAGAGCTTATGTGGATATTTCAGATAAGTTCTATTATGAAGATATGGATGTGTTTGTAAGTGACACTTCTAAAGACATGGAGAACATTTAGAAGTTGCAGCAGCTTATTTAGCCGGCTATGCAGAATGGAGCCAGTCTCTTAGAGGCCGCTGAGGTACTTACAAATGATAACTTTAACATTATCAAACAAAAGCTTCAAGAAATGCAAGAACGTCAAGAACAGATGCAGAAGCAAGCACAGGAAGCTGAACAGCAGCAAGCTATTCAACTCCAGCAAATGCAGAATGAACAGCGTGAACAAGAGCTTATGCTTGAAGAAGCTAAGATGGATCTTGAACGTTATAAGATTGATGCTGATAACCAAACTAAGATAGCTGTAGCTGAGATCTCTACTTATCGTGGTACTGAAGAGAAGGATATCAATGCTAATGGTGTACCTGATCCTGAGGAGATGTATAAGGTAGCTATGGAGCAGCAAAAGATTCGCTCTGGAGAGTATGTCAAAGATCGTGAGATTAAGTATAAGAAAGATATCGAAGATAAGAAGATAGAACTCGAAAGAGAAAAGATGAAACACGAATCTGAGCTTCAGAAACAGAAGGATGATGCTGCTCTTGAACGCGAAAGAGTTAAAGCTCGTGCAGCTATTCGTAATAAAGTATCCGGAGAAAAGTAATTATGCCTAAAATACTAAGACCTAGATCAAAGCCTCGTAGAAAAGGAGAAAAATCTTCAGAGGTTGAATATAGCAGAGTGAAGGCATTGCGTAAAATACAACAGCAAGAACGAGAGGCATCTGAAAAACGAGCCTCTCAAGCTGAAGTATTTTTGTAGCCTGTCAAAAATACAACATCTGCATTAGAAGAATCAGTTAAACAAGTTCCGTTTACTGGTGAAGAATATCAACAGGCCGCCGAGTCTCAGAGACAAGATAAGGTTTAGAAGTGGCATGATATAGAAACCGGTATGGAAGCTGCTTTGACAGCACAGCTTGGAACAGATTTGGCCGGTCCGTTACTACGTTATGGATGGAACGCATTAAAGAATAAAGCAATTAGCCCTGCCGCCAGGACAATGATGAATCCTGAAAACTTTGTGTTTGAAGGTCCAAAAATAAAACCAGTATAGCTAAACGTCGTTGACGAGACAATTGCTGAAGAGCCTGCTGTTAAGCTTGTATAGACACTGCTTAAAAAACCTCGTTTAGCGTTGCCAGAAGGTTAGAATTTACCTCCAGAGGCAACATATACAGGTAAGGCTCCATCTAGAACTTTAGATTTAAAAACGTTGCAATAGAGAAATGAAGCTAGACATGTGTTAAACGACATAGCTGAAGATCCCAATGATTATACGTTCAAAGAAATAAATCAAGCTTTAGAAACAGCGTTTAAAGACGAAGGAACAGTTCCCATAAAGATAGATTCTTCTGGAAAAGTAATACATCTCGGCAACAATACACAAGAAGAATTAAAAAAAGTAAATGCAATTCTTGAACGTTATGGATATGAAAAAATTCCAGAAGGAATGGACGATGTTGCTACTAGATAGGCAGTGTTGGATAGGGCTGCAGAACATAGGACTTTTGTACGCGGTGTATATCTAAAACCTAGAGGTTCTAATGCTGACAAGGCGATGACAAAGCAAGCGGCAAGAATGTTTGGTGTTCCGGAAGATTAGGTTACTGCCGAAATGAAACTTCAGGCTGCAGCAACACATACGGTAGCAGGAAGAGCGGAAAACGGGAGGCAGGGCCTTCATGAGGCATTAGAAAATTATAATTTACTGCGAAGAAACGGGCAGTATGATGCCGTATACACATCTTCAAGAGATTAGGTTGCCGCTGGATATTCTAATCCAGGATATGGTGGTGGATCGCAAGGAAAGTCTTATTATGTGCAATTACCTGTGAATGATACACCAAACACATCTCTTACGCAATTGTGGGAAAATAATGAATTTCCGATAATGGATGACATGACTGGACTATTAACAGATTGGAGAACTAAAAAATTGCCATATATGTTAAAGACAGGAAAGCCGCTTTCTGTTGATGTAGAAAGAGAATTCGTCGATCCCGATTGGGTTCGTGCTACAATGCAAGCAGGAGATATTGCTAAACGGAATGTACGACTGCCAATGAAATATAGCGATACAAAACCAACAGAATAGTTTATTGAGGGTGTATATACTAAAGACGGACATTATGGCTCTAAGGATCCAAAACTTGTAGAGTCAGATATTACGTATACAATTTAGTAGATGATGAAATATGGCGTAAAGCCAATAAATCCAATAAGAAGTTATAAACTTGGGCCGCGTAGATTTGAAATTGGAGACGTAGAAGTTATGGATCCAGATTATGCAGATCCTGTCATCGAACAAATGACACTGAAATATCCATGGGCTTTATAGAATTTACGTAGCAGATTAACTCTTATAGATCTTGTAAAAAAACAATTATCATCGAAAGAACCACTTCCTCTTGGAATACAACAAGATTGGAGAGACCTATCGTAGTTAAGAAAGTTTGGAGCAATTACTGATAAACAATACTAGGCTATTAAAAAAGCCTATCATTTTGGAGGAGATCCTTTAAAATATATCGATTTCAAAAAGGCTACACAAGCTGCAAAAAATTAGTATTTTAAAGATATTAAAATATCTCGATCTAGAGACGCTTGGCATAGAAAACTAGAGGTTGCTAGTGACGAAAAACGATATTAGTACGATTTAGAAACAATCGATCGTTAGGTTGGAAATGATTTATCAAATTTGATGTTTAAAAATCCGCATGAGATTATGTCTAGTATGCAAAAGGAAATGTAGGCTGCTGGCGTTAAACCAAATTACAGTTTAAAATCTAAAGATGGATATAGAGTGTTTACCACAGAGGGCATTAGAAATCCAGATCCAAATGATGTAAGCGGAACGCACTATGTTGTGCTCGGACCAAAAGATACAAAGCTTCTTAATGTAAAAGGTGAATATAAACCGAACAGCAGTAGAAGACATCATGGACACAGCGGCGATCGTATTGAAGGCGTGTCTCGTAACCTAGGTGCAGTTTTATCGCCGTTATTTCTTGGAGGAGCTACTGCTTATAATTATTATAAAAATGACGTACAGTGAAGAACAAGAGCTCTTAGAGCTTACTAGATAGAATAATATGCTTCTAAGAGCTATACTTCGCTTTGTATAGCATGATGAAGCTAATGATATGATGACTAACATCGTAGCTAATATAATTGGTAATAGAATAGATCCTTAGAATTATACGCAGAATGAACTGCGAAACAAATAAATATAATAAGAATTAACATATTGCAATATGGCAAAAAAGAAAAACACTATTCCGAGTGAATTCGAAAGCTTGCTTGGTAATATTGGTTATTCAAATCCTGAAGAGGGAGGTGGTATAACTATTATTGAAGATGAGCCTTTTGTACCACTCGTAGATGAAGATGATGATAAAAACGTGCCGCCAGTGAAAGATCCTGAGGACGGCAAAACAGCGGATCCGACTGACGATCCAAATGCGCATACTGACACTACACCAGAGCCAGATCCTGCGCAAGTTAATAATCCAGAACCACCAGCTGAACCCCCTGTAGAGGAACCTGTAGATAATAACCAGGATCCTACAGAAGCAGATTTGATTGAAGCACAGCAAGTAGGTTTGCTCTTCGATGCGATCGGTGATAAGCTTGGTTGGAATATGGATGAGATTGATGAAAAAGATAGACCTCTGAATACAGAGGCTTTGGCAGATTATTTTGCTGATGTAGTAAGACAGAACTCTGTTCCTGAGTACGCAGATGAGCGTATACAGGCGCTAGATGAGTATGTGAAGCAGGGTGGTAAGTTTGAAGACTTTTACGCTAAGCAGCAAGAAGCTTTGACTATCGATAACATCGATCTCGAAGACGAGAATAATCAAAAAGCAGTAGTACGCGAATTCATGAAGTATAGCGGTTATACTGACGAGCAGATTAATAAGAAGATCTCTAGGTATGAAGATAGTGACGTACTTTATGATGAAGCGGAGGATGCACTTGACAGATTGAAGGATATTAGATAGAAAGAGGTTGAAGAAGCTACAAGACGTCAAGAAGAGCTTGCTAAAGAGCAAGAGAAACAGTCTAGGGAATTCTTTAACAACGTTAGCAAAGGTATCAATGAACTGACAAACATCAGAGGTATCAACGTTCCAAAAGAGGATCGCAAAGCCTTATTTGATTATATTTTCAAAGTAGATCAGAATGGTGTTTCACAGTATCAGAAGGACTTTAACAAGAATCTATCAAAGAACCTGATTGAGTCTGCATACTTTACCATGAAAGCTGACAGTCTAATTTCAACTGCCAAGAGAGATGGTGAGTCGTCCGCTACTGAAAAACTTAGGAATTTATTGCGGCATACAGCTAAGAATCATAGCACATATAATGCCGATGACAAACAGAAGTCAGTAACAGACCTTTTAAATGGTATGTTCTGATAAAGAATAAAGAATTTAAACATATATGAATAATACTTTACTTAATAATCTCCAGCTGTATCGTGGACGTCGTTTCAGCGACCTGGTAGATGAGAACATGATTTCTAACGCTCTGCTGACCAAGC